AGCCACAAGTTAAACGAAGAACCGATGATGAAATTGCTCAAGAGTTGGCTGACATTCAGGCTCTTCAAGCGGCAGACCTCACTGCTCTACGAGGTCTTCGCAAAAGTAGCCTTGAGCATTATGGGATTCGTTGTGGAATGTCTGGTGTTGATGGGCTTTCTCCTGAAACAGTTTATTTTCCTGAAACAAAAGACGGAGAATTGGTTGCTTACAAGGTAAGGCTTCTTTCTGAAAAGAGAATGTGGAGCATAGGGAGGATGAAGGATGTAGATTTATTTGGTTGGGAAGTGGCTAAACAGTCAGGGGCTAAACGCCTCTACATCACTGAAGGGGAGTTCGATACTGTTGCCCTTTACCAGATGTTGAAAGACGCTGTTATGGGGACAAAATGGGGACATCTCGAACCTGCTGTTTGCTCGCTCCCGAATGGGTGTTCTAGTGTTGCAAAGGTTGTTACAAAAATGGCACACTCTATCCGCCAGCTCTTTCCTGAAGTAGTGTTTATCCCTGACAACGATAAGCCCGGTAAGGAAGCAGCAGATGTTTTTGCTAGACTCTATCCCGGGGTGTTTATAGCAGAGCTTCCTGCCAAGGATGCGAACGAATGTCTCATGAGTGGATTGGTTAGTGAGTGTACTAACGCTGTAAGGTGGAGGCCCTCCACTCCTAAGAATACAAAAATCATCCTAGGAAGCAGTCTCAGTGAGGCCGCTAAGAAGAAGCCTGAAGTTGGTAGACCTTGGCCTTGGGAAGGACTTACGAAGGCTACAAGGGGCCGTAGAAGAGGCGAGACATACTACTTTGGTAGCGGCGTAAAAATGGGAAAATCAGAAATTGTTGACAGCATTGCTGCTCACATTATTCTGGCCGATAAACTCCCTGTTTTTATGGTGAAACCTGAACAAGACCCAGCAAGAACCTATAAGAATCTTGTAGGAAAAGCAGCAGGCCGCATCTTTCACGATCCGAATATTGAATTTGATGCAGAAGCATATGACCAGTATGAGGGGATGATTGGGGATAAGGCAATTATCCTTGACAGTTATCAGTTTGTAAATTGGGACAGTTTGAAAGATGACATCCGTTATGTTGTCACTAACGAGGGGGTTGAGGATATTATCATTGACCCCATCACTTGTTTCACAAACCAAATGTCCTCTGCTGAGGCGAATGAATTCCTTACAAGCATGGCTGCTGAACTATCGGCTCTTGCTAAGGACTTGCAATTCACAAGTTACATCTTTTGTCACCTTAAAGCTCCTACTTCTGGGCTCCCACACGAACGTGGGGGTAATGTTATGTCGACACAGTTTACTGGTAGCCGTGCAATGATGAGAAGTTGTAATTACATGATTGGCATTGAGGGTAATAAAGACCCTAATCTTGATGTTGAATTAAGGAACATACGCCATCTTGTTATCCTTGAGGACCGTGAATTTGGTAGCAGCGATAAGGTGAGCTTGTATTGGAACAATAAAACAGGGCTATTCAGCGAGATAATAAATGAACACAAATGATTTGATCCTCGGTTTTGTAAATGATCCTCGTGCTATGCGAGGAGCAAGGGCTATTGTAACAAGTGTATTTGAAATTCATCCTCAAGACTTTGATGTGCTTCTTTATGGGGCTTTGACAAAAGCATGGCAAAGCTGGAATGAACATCTATCATCGTTTAACACACACGTTATCACATGCCTTAAAAGCGAATGTCTTGACTTTATTCGCAAAGCTAATGCAACGCCTACAAGCATTGAATATGCTGACAAGGTGGCTGTTGGTGTAGACCCAGCGCATCGTTTGTATATGAAGGCGACATTGGAGATTGTTCTTGAGAAGATTATTGACCATGAGGATGGGGATATACTCTTTCGTGTTCTTGTCTGCGGTGAGAACTATGCTGTTGTATGTGAGAATCCCGCTAATGCAAGGAAAGCTGTTGAACGCTTTCGAGTAGCATTGAAAGAAGAGTTCGGTGACATTTTTAACTAGGAAGTATTATGCGTACTGTTGTTGGCGATCTTGAAGCAAATGGGTTGTTAGACACAGCTACCGTCTTACATTGTGGAGTTTTTAAGGATGTTGTAACAGGAGAAGTGTTTAAGTTTCCTCCTAACGAGGTGTATAAAATTCCTGATTTCTTGGCTACTACTGACGTGTTAATTATGCATAATGGGGTGGGTTTTGACATCCCTCTTATGCGTAAGTTGCTCGGTTATTCGTATAAAGGCCAAGTAATAGACACACTTATTATGTCACGTGTTCTTAATCCAAATCGTCCTGTTCCGTTTGATTGCCCTTATAAAAAAGCCCCACATAGTGTAGAGGCTTGGGGTTATCGAGTTGGAAGAGGAAAGCCTGAACACCATGATTGGGAACATTATTCCGAAGCTATGCTCCACAGATGTTCTGAAGACGTAGAAATTCAAACATTAATCTATAACGAATTAGTAAAGGAAGCTGAAGCGTATGGTGGCTGGTTTGATAAACCTTATCGCCCTATGGATATGACGCATAGACTCTTTACTATCCTACAGGAACAGGAGGAATATGGATGGCTATTTGACAAACAGCACGCAAATCGTTGTATTCAGCATCTTGGGAACATCATTGATACTATCGCATATCGCCTTGCTCCTAAGCTGCCATTACGACTCATTTGTCTTGAAAAGAAAGCAGAAAACAACGAACAATATTGGAAACCCCTGGTACTCAATTTGGGTTTGGCTAGTGATCGTGCAGATTGTGTGTCTTTTGTGCGTTCTCCATTCCTCAAGTCTGGGAAGCTAAACCAACATGTTAGTCGGTATTTGGAATCAAGCGGCCATATTGGTAGGATTGTGGGCCCTCATAGCCGTATTAATATACGGCCTGTCGATGTGGACTCTGCTGACGAGCTTAAAACGCTTCTTCTCTCTCTTGGATGGGAGCCAGCTCAATGGAACACAGACGCAGAAGGAAATAGAACGTCCCCCAAACTAACAAAGGATGATCCGTTTGATGGACTGAAAACAGGTATTGGAAAGATGATTGCAAAGCGAGTGCAATGTAAACATCGTCGTTCACAAATAGAGGGATGGCTTCCTCACATACAAGCAGATGGGAGAATACATGGACGTGTTACGGGACTTGCAACGACTGGAAGAGCAAAACATGCTATCGTGGTTAATGTACCAGGATTGGAGACGTTCTATGGAAAGAAGATGCGGGCCTGTTTCATATGCAAGCCGGGATATGTTATTGTTGGAACTGACTCGGCAGGATGCCAAAATAGAATGCTTGCAGCGCGAGTTGGCGATGAATTCTTCACGAGAACGCTTCTTGATGGAACTAAGGCAGATAAGTCCACCATACATTATGTCAATCAGGGAGCCATACGGGATATTGCGGGAATCGACGTATCCTACCACGAAGCAAAAACCCTCAACTATGCAGCTCTTTTTGGCGCCTCTGCTGGGAAGCTTGGTAGGAGTGTCGGTAGGTCTGCTGATGTTGGGGAGCTAATAAAGAAGGCCATCTTCGGTGTTGCTCCCGGATTTCAGAAGTTGATGGATGACTTACAAGCTGAATGGAAGAGCAATGCGAAAGTAAGAATCGGTAAGTATAACAAACCTGAGTATTACAATGGTTGGGTGAAGGGATTGGATGGCCGCCCTATCTTCATTGAATCAGAACACACCATCTTAGTGTATGTCCTACAGTCTGATGAAGCTATTATGATGAGTGCAGCTTATTGTAAGCTCTACGCTGAGGCCACAAAGAGGTGGGGGAGATTTGGTGACAAATGGGCTTTTCTAATATGGTACCATAAATAAATTGTGGCTTTGTGTGGTGACACACATCGAATAACTCCTTTAATTGCTGGGAAATCCCTTGTGGACAATCAGCAGCCAAGCCTAGAATATAACGGATGAATAATCCAAAAACAGGAGACAGAATGAAATACGCAATTTGGAATGACTATCGTGTTTACAAAGACGGACGGATATATTCTATTAAGCAGATGAAGTTTATATCTGAGAGACGTACTGATAAAGGTTATATGATTGTCTGGGTAAAGATAAACAATCGATGGGTCACTATGAGTGTTCACAGAATAGTGGCTATTGCTTGGTTAGGCGATTATTCAGATATAGGGCATGGTTATGAAGTAGACCATATTAATAATTGCCGTCACGATAACCGTCTTGTAAACCTACAATGGCTTTCTAAATCCGAGAACAACCAAAAAACATGGGACTCCGGGAATAAAAACAATTCAGGGGTTAATAACGGTAGAGCTGTTGCATGTGAATATTGGGTGCATGAGATTTGCCTATTGTTGGAAGAGGGTTGTTCTGCTGCGTGTATTAGAGATATGACTGGGTATCCTTATCATACATTGATTCGACCTATTAAGGCTCATAGGACTTGGAATCATATCTCTAAAGATTATATATTCTAGGAAGGTTCAACGACTAGAGCGTAAGCTCGTAGGATCAAGCGATCCGAAATGGGGAGCATCTCATAGTGAGATGGTGATATAGTCTGTTCTTTATGGTAACATAAAGCAGCGTAAGCGGGGTTGTATTAGCGCCACAACCTGAACATAAAGGATGAATTCCAAGCGGAGGTACACGAAAGTATAGCACAAGATTTTGCAAAGTTGGCTGAAGAATGTATTGTATGGGCTGGAAACTTTTATAAAATAGCATGTCCACATAAAGGAGAAAGCGATGTCGGGAAAAACTGGGCAGAAACTCACTGAGGATCTTCCATACGTATTTGACCTCTTATGGGATATTAAGAGACGTCGAAGATTATACGAAACAGTTGTAGATCATATCGGGATAACCGAAAGTAAACTAGATTCAATGTGCGATTTAAATATCGAACTTACAGAGACCGAAGCTCTAGTTTTGGATGTTGTTATGGACGATTTAATTAGAACTTACAGACGCTACAAAGGAGAATAATATGGCTATTATCAAGAAGTGTACATGTGAACATGACTATCAGGACAAGGCACATGGTAAGGATATGCGAGTACATAACAAGTGTGTGAAGGGTGCTCGATGCACCGTATGCGGAAACATCACTAACGTAGCCCCTGTAACAAAGAACTAACAAAGGAGAATAACACATGGCTTTGAATGCAACAACTGTACCTATGGGCGGTGGTGGACCTAAGCAGGAACCTATTCCAGTTGACACTTACCCTGCTCGTCTTGTGCAGGTGATTGATCTTGGCTTGCAGCCACAGGAATATATGGGACAGGAGAAAGCTCCTCGAAACGAAGTGAATCTTACATACGAACTGCTTGATATTTTCATCAAGGATGAGGATGGGAATGAAGACCCTCAGAAGCCTCGATGGGTTGGTGAGAGTTTTGTTCTTAACAACTTGAAGGCTGATAAGGCCAAGTCTACCAAGCGTATTATGGCGATTGATCCCAAGGGGGAATGCAATGGTGATCTTATTAAAATGGTTGGGATGCCTTGTAATGTCACTATCGCTCACAACATTGCTAAGAAGAATGGCAACATCTACGCCAATGTTTCGATGGTTAGCCCGGCCTCTCCCCGTCGATCCTACCCGGAGCTCAAGAACAATCCTAAAATCTTCGACCTTTCCAACCCGGATAAGGAAATCTTTCTCGCTCTTCCTGAGTTCTTGCAGGCTAAGATTAAAGCCAATCTCGAATTCCCTGGCAGTAAGCTTGATCGTCTACTTAATGGTGCTGGTGCTCCTGTTCAGGACGCACCTCCTGAAGCTCCTCGGGCTGATATGAACGAGATGGACTCGGCCCCCTTCTGATATGAAGAAGTGTTTTAAATGTGGTAATACAAAGCCGATTACTGAGTTTTACCGTCATAGTGAGATGTCCGATGGGCACTTGAATAAGTGTAAACTATGTGCTCGATTAGATGTCCGTAAGAACAGAAGAGAGAATATCAAGCACTACGAAGAGTATGAGCGTAGTAGAATAAGAGAATGGGGCACACGGGCACAATACCGTAAAAGGAACCCAGAGAAGTATAAAGCGCAGACTGCGGTTGGGAACGCGATACGTGACGGTAAGCTTATTAAGGGTCTTTGCGAAATCTGCGGTGCTAGCAATGTTCAGGCGCATCACGATGATTATAACGAACCCCTTGATGTTATCTGGTTATGTGCAAAGCACCATGTTTGGATTCACGGATGATATAAGGGGCTTCGGCCCCTAAGGAGAATTATGTACCCAGAAATAGTTTTTGAAAGCATAAGAGATGGTAATATGACACTTGACCAATTTGATGACTGGCTGGATGAGCGACGTAGTGAATGGATAGCACTTGGTTATGATACAGGTTATGATGACGCTCAACCGGGTTGGTCTTAATATGAAAGCTTATATCTGCCCAGTGTGTAAGGGAACGGGGCTTCTTAGTTTTCTAGTGAATGAAGAAGAATGCCATGAACTTAACTTCATTCCGATATATGATTTTGAAGATTGTAATATTTGTAGTGGGCTAGGTTATATAGGGGAGGGAGAATGAATAAGGTACTTATTACGTGTCTATGTGTTGTTGGTGCAGTATTTCTAGCGTCCTTCCCAGGTTCGGCTGACGGGGCCAAATTTATAGCTTTTACTCTCGCTGTAAAATGGTTCTTAATTTATATTATGATGGAGGAATAAGCAAGTGCCGACATACGATGAATACAGAAGGTTTGTAGCGGATATTTTTCATCCCGAACTCTTAGATACCGCTATAAATTGGATTCAAAACAACCTAAATCCTCATGAGGTGTATCGAAAAGAGGATTTAGAAGAATGGGCTTTGGATAACGGTTTTATAAAGGAGGAAGAGTGAATTTAATTAGTTGCCAACATTGCGGAGTTATATTGGATAAAGATGTGCTTCACTTTGATGAATGGGAGGATTATGTTCCTGCGACTGCTGTATGGGATGGTGAAGATTATATTCCAACAGCGAAATGCCCATGTTGTCATTCTAGGGTTGTAAAAAGATGAAGCCTCTTATTGATGGCGATTTGCTAGTTTATGAGGCGGCTTCAGCAGCAGAAGTAGCTTGGATGTCCGGGGGTGTGGCTCCGTTTGAATACGTTGAGGGTCTTTTACACGGGAGCATATTGTCCATATGTGAGGCTGTAAGGGCCACAGAGCCCCCTCTGATCTTCCTTAGCACTGATAACAACTTTCGGTATGACATCGCTGTAACGAAGCCTTACAAGGGAAATAGGAAGCATGAAACAAGACCTTTCCACTACGACAACATTCGGGCGTATATTCCGGTCGCATGGGACACTATTATTTGTGATGGGTACGAAGCTGACGATGGCTTGGCAATATTTCAGACTGCCCGCTCTTCAGAAGACACTCCCACTATTATATGCTCAAGAGACAAAGATTTACGCCAAATCCCTGGCTGGCATTATACGTGGGGTAGAGGAGGCCAAGAAGAATGGGGACCGGAGGTTGTTACTGAACTTGGATGGCTCGAATTATCATCTCGACTTGTTATCCCCGAAAACCCAGATAAACGACCTTATACAAAATATAAGTGTCGTGGTACAGGATTGAAATGGTTTTATGCTCAGATGTTAATGGGTGATCCGGTAGATAATATCCCCGGTTTAAAGGGAACAGCCGATTTAAAGGCTTATGAACTACTAAAAGACGCTTTAACAGAGGAAGAATGTCACAAAATCGTTTTAGATTCGTATAATACTATATACAAGGACGACGGAAAAGAACGAATGTTAGAGCAAGCAAGATTGGTGTGGATGGTCAGGGAATTAGACGAAGAAGGGAAACCTGTAATGTGGGAGTTGAAGGAGTAGTAATGGCTATATTTGAAAAGACAGGGAGTGATCGGGTAAATATTATTTACCAAGAACTCCAGAATAAAGCCTTCGAAGTGGAGAAGGGTATTGATGAGATGGTTGATAAAAGCGCGAGATTGACTGAAGAGAAATTTAAAATTCAAACTAAACTTGAATGGCTCTCTTCGGAAAAAGAAAAAGCATTTCAACTTCTTAATGGGTTGAAAAAGGTAATTGGGAGCTAATGTCTCAAACGACATTAAGCGATTCTGCTTTTCATTCGTTTATTAAATCCATCTTACGTAAGGCTTCTATGAGATGGAAGCCCGTTAACGCTGTTAAGGCTAGGGCAAGAGTTGAGAGAGGGTTCTATCGCTGTGAATTATGTAAAGAAGTTGTCCCGGCTTCAGCCGTCGTCACCCTGAAGAACGGAAAGACTAAACGAGTAAAGAATGTAGCGGTGGATCATATTATCCCTGTTGTTCCCACATCTGGTTTCGACAGTTGGGACAACGTAATAGACAGACTTTTCTGTGACGAGGATGGGCTCCAGCTTCTCTGTCGTACTTGTCACGAAGAGAAGTGTAAAGAGGAAACCGATGAAAGAAAAAGAAGTCGTAAAGGAAATTGAAGGTTATCCAACCTTTAATGATGTAGAGAGTATCAAGCTTCGGAATTATAATCGAGGACATGTTGTCATCAACATCATCGAAGATATGACCCGAAGGGGTTGTTCTAAAGAAGAGTGTTGGGATGAAGTGAATAAGTATTTGTCCCATATTGATGGCAGCGAATTGGGTATGGTGTATACTGGAGTTTCGGCTGCTAAAGAAATGCGTTTGGCTGAACCAACAGCTTATGGATATAACAACTAGGAGATATAATGAAGTGTGTTTTCTGCCACAAAAATATTGAAGCTCGCCCTGCTGGTAACTATTATGCTTGCCCCCATTGCAATACAACTCAGGAAACAAAATTGATTGATCGGCCTTACGCCTATACAGTGGGAGATAGAGCGAACCTTGAAGCTCCTCATGTCCCTGTTAAGGCGCTCTAATGTTGTACGTAGGAAATAAACCAGAGAAGAAAAGCAAAGGAGCTGCAGCTTTCGACTTGAAAGCAAATTTCGATTATTACATTCCTAGAAATGAGGATGCAGTGATTCGTACAGGAACATCTGTGGCTATCCCCTTTGGGCACTTCGGATTGGTTACCCTTCGGAGCGGTCATGGATTTAAGAAAAATCTCCTATGCCATATTGGCATTATCGATAGCGATTATAGAGGAGAGATTGCGGTAAAAGTTTTCAATATGGGGAAGGAAGCTGTTGTTATTGATAAAGGTGAACGCTTCGCCCAACTTACAATTTTAAACTACCCATTCGTATATCCTATGGCTGTTGACTCTCTTGATGATACAGAGAGAGGAACAGGCGGATTCGGCAGTACAGGGGTTAAATAATGCAGAAAGTATTGATATTGGATATTGAAACAACACCTAATCTCGCCTTTGTATGGCGAGCATGGAAGCAGAACATTGGATACAATCAGTTTGTGCAGCATAGTAACATCATGTGTTACGCTGCAAAATGGTATGGAAATGATCGTATCTTCACAAAGAACACCTATTCCTCTAGTGAAGAACGTGTTGTAGGTTCTCTACTTGGATTGTTGGATGCTGCAGACATTGTTGTTACACACAACGGTAAGAAGTTCGACCTCCCTGTTATCCGATCTCGTGCTGTTGAGCTTGGCTTTAAACCCTTCAGCCCTATTAAACAGGTTGACACCTGTCTTATAGCTAAGGCGCTGTTCAATTTTGAATTGAATAAGTTGGCCTATATAGCCAAGTATCTTGGTGTTGCTGAGAAAAGTGAACATAAAAAATTTCCCGGGTTTGAATTGTGGGCGGAATGTTTGAAATTCAATCCAGAAGCGTGGGACGAGATGGTGGCATATAATATTCAGGACATCATCACACTGGAACAGGTGTACGAAAAACTTCTTCCTTGGATGGATCAGCATCCTAATGTTATGGTCGATAATCCAGACAACCCTTTCTGCCCTAAGTGTGGCGGCGATCTTCAACGACGAGGGTTTTACTTCACTAATGTTAGTAAATATCAGCGTTATCGCTGTAAATCTTGTGGGGGTTGGGCTCGTTCTCGGTATACAGAGAATACTATGGAAGAGAGGCAAATGATTATGGCTAACGCTGTATAATATTAACGTGGGGTTGTGATGGAACAGGTAGACATAAGAGTCTTAAAAACTCTTGGCGTACGCCGTGAGGGTTCGAGTCCCTCCTTCCCCACCAAATAGGGTTATCGTTCAATGGTAGGACGCCTGACTTTGAATCAGGAAATATAGGTTCAACTCCTATTAACCCCACCACTAGGAGAGCTATAATGGCTTCGGTAGAAAATTTAGATGGGGCTG